ATGCCATGCCGACCATAGGTACACTCCGCGGGAGGTAAGGGGGTGGGCGACCTCGGCCGGCCGGTTACTTCGCCGGCGGGTGTTTCTTGTCGTCGTGCTTGGGCGCCTCGGCGTGTCCGGGCGCGTGCCCGGCCGGGTGTCCCTTGTCCTCGGCCGCCTTGCCCTTGCCCTTGCCCTTGTCCTTGTCGTCGACCGGCTTGGCGACCCCGACCGCGATGAGGGCCTCGGCGACGTCGTCGTCGAGGTCCTTCACGTCGCCTTCCGTGAGGTCCTTCGGGACCTCGACGGGCCCTTCGATCCCCTTGGCGGCCAGGTCGTGTATCAGGTCGAGGCCGGGCGTGCGGAGGATTTCCACTTTCATCGGTTCCCTTTCGGTGGGCGACCTGGGCGACGTTGGCGACTCAAACGCCGGGCGACCGGACGCCGGCCCGGAACTCTTGCAAGGCGAACCCGAAGTCGAGGTAGCCGCGGAGCGACGTGCCGAGCTGGTCCCAATCGAAATCGGCCGTCTCGATCGTTGGCACCTCGACGCCGTTCAGGAAAGCGCCCTCGATGGTCGACAGTTGCCCCGGGTCGGCCAGCAAGTAGAACGCCGCCGCCGAGTTGCCCGTATAGGCCGGGTTGGACAGGTACGGCGAGGACAGCGGCGTATACGCGCCTTGCAGGACGTTTTGACTCGGGAGCGGTCGGTCGGTCGTCGTCGTCGCGACAACGATGGTCGAGTTGATCGCGTTCATTGCGTCAATGCGCTTGGCGACCGGGACCAACAGAATCGACGCGACCAGTCCGAGCGGGCGGCCGTTCGGTTTGGTTTGCAACCGGAAAACCGCGTCGGCGGCGCCGATGCTTTGCAGCGACAGGACGCCGGCCGGGCCGACGTTGTTGTTGCCGGCGGTGAAGAATGTCCCGTTGTTGAGGAACACACTCCAAAATTCGTTGTTGAGCGCGTCGCCGCCGCCGATGCCTAATTCCTTCGCGGTCCCGGACAGGGCGCCCGTGTCGTCGTTGATCCAGTCCTCGCGGGAAATGCCGATCGTGCGGGCGAACGTGTGCGCTTGATTCTTGTAGACCGCCTCGCCGATCTCGCCGCTCTTGATCTCGCCGCCCGGTGGCAAGCGCAGGAATTGCAAGTTGCCGGTCAGCCGCAAGCTAGTGATTTGCTTGAAGTCGTTCACGGCCCGCCGCGACGCGATCTTCCCCCAGGTCGGATCGACCGACCAGAAGCCGGCCAGGGCGAACTTGTTCGCCACGTTCGACAGGACGTTCGGGATGGAATAGGTCGACGGCCCCGCGTCGGCGCGAACCATCCCGTAGCCGACGGCCGCTTGTAACACTTCCTTCAAGTTGCCGCGGATCGACAGGCCGCGCCACCCATTCCGCCGGGCGGCCAGGACGGCCAGCTCGCCGATCGACAGGCCGGCCCGCCAGCGCTTCCGGGCCGCGTCGCAGACCTCGGCCGGGTAGTGCTTGTCGATCGCCGGCAGCGACCCGGCCATCGACAGGGCGCACTCGAGGACGGTTTCGGTAACCTGGACGTCGCGGGTCGCACTCACGCCCGGGCCCTTCGGCCGTTCCCGGCGGATGAATTCCAGCTCTAACCGGTTGTCGTCGAACTTGTCCGGGTCGAGGAAGGCCGCGGCCCGCAATTCGTCGAACTCGGCCGCCGTGATCCGCCGGCTCTCGAGCGCGTCGGTTAGCCGGCCCTCAATGTGCGCCTCGGCCCGTTCGCGGGCGCGGGCCGCGTCGGCCCGTTCGGCGACCGACCCGCGGCGGGGCGCCGGCGGTGTGACTGGCGGATCCGGCGGCGGCGGGTTGGCCTGCGCGTTGTAGGCCGCCTCGAGCGCCTTGCGCTGGTCGGCCGTCAGTGTTTCCGGGTCGAACCCGTTGGCCTTCAGCCAGTCGGCGAATTTCATGTCGATCCCCCCTGCGCCGCCGCCGGCGGCGAATCTCGCGGACGTGCCCGGGTCGGCGCCGAGCGGAACGACCGACACTTCCCGCAACGTCGAGGCCCGGGCGACCACTAGCGGCCCGTCCCAATTCCGGCCGTTGACCTTGACCGTTTGCCCGGCGTCGACGAACTCCCGGCGGTTGACGGCGGCGCCGATGGACGCTTGCCACGGGAACCCGTTGGCGGCCAGGTCGGTGACCTCGGCGGCCGCCTCGCCCACCCCGGACACCACGCCGGCGACGTTCAACCGCTGCGCCCCGACGTCGATCGTTTCGGAGTGGGCGACGATTCGCTCCGGGTCGTGCTGGCGCAGAATCGGTAGCTTCTGATTCGGGACCGTCATGCCGGCCAGGTCGACGACAACCGGGGACATATACCCGGGGACGTTCATGGGCGCCCCGGTGTACGCGGTCATCTTGAACGGCCGGAGTTTCTTGCCGGCGGCGCCGTCGACCTCGGCCAACAGCTCGAGCGGGCCCGACGCGCCGGTAAACCGGATGACGTCAGGCGCGGCCGCTTGAACCGTTGAGCTCGCCGTTGAGCCGGTGGGCGGTGTGGGCGGTGTGGGCCGCTTTCGCGGGCGGTTGCGGTTTGACATTGGTTGGCGCCTCCGGGTCCGGCGGCGGGACCTCGACCGGTAGTTTCGGCTTCTCGGGAATGACCGGGACGCCTTGCTGTTCCATGAACTTGATTTCCCGGCCGCGCTGGCGAATCTTCGCCTTCCAGTCCTCGCCTTGCTCGGACCAGTAATCGGAGAGCGTTAGCGTGCCGTTCAACAGCCGCTCGGCGTCCTGGCCGCTTTGGTCCTTGTCCATCGACGGCCAGCCGGGCCAGTACCACGCGCGGGGCAGGGCGAGGACCTGGGCGGCGGTGACGCCGGACGGTAACAGGTTGGCCGCCTCGGCCTCGCGCAACAGCTCGCCGAGGACCTTGTCCAGATGGTTCACGCCGGCGAAAAATCGGTCGACGCCGAGGCCGCCGCGGTAGCCGTAGTGGTCGAGCTTCGCGCTTGAGAAATTGTGTTGCGAGCTGTCCGCGCTCACCACGTTCGACGGCATCCGGACCGGCCGGCCCGTCTCGTTGCAGACCTCGCGCTTGAAGCCGGCGTATTGTTGGTTCGGATGTTCCGCGGTGAGCTGCTTTAACTTGACCCCGGCCGGCAGCTCGGTAAAGACGCCGCGGTCGAATTCGACCGGCGTGAACGGCGACGCCGTCGTTTGCGTCGGGTCGAGCGGGCCGTCCGTCTCGAGGACCCCGGCTTGGCTCGCCGCGTACTCGGCCGCCGCGATCGTCGCCAGCGTCCACCGACGGAGGTAGGGGAACAGCGGTAACGAGCTGGTCAGCTCGGGAACGCCGCGGACCTGGCCGGGCCGGTCGACCCGGTACCAGTGCAAAACAAACTTCGCGTCGACCCGGTCCGCCTCGATGGGGTAGCGGGTGAGCAAGTCGCCCGGGTGATCCTTCAAAACGTGATACGCGATCGCCTGGCCGAGCTGGTCGTATTCGACCCCGTCGAGCTTGCCGGCTTGCGGCCACTCGACGCCGGCCGGGTCGGCGATCCGGTCCGCCTCGACGGGCAGGACGTCGAATTGGACCGGGAAGTTTAGCCGCGGGTTGGTGACGAACAGGGCGAACGCCTCGCCGTCCCGACAGCGGGCTTGATCCAACGTGTGTAGCTTCTCCGCGAACCGGGACGCGCGGGACCACGCCGACCAGAACGCTTCGACCCACGCGCCGAGGTCCTCGGCCGCGTCGAGCAATTGCAACCGCGGCCCGCCGGCCCCGACCATGTCGTCGGCCCGCGTGCGGACAATGCCGTTGCAGTAAGCGCCGTTGTCGTACTCGTAGCGCGACCGGTTGCGCAGGGTCCGGCGGACGTGCGCCGAGTTGGCCGCGGCCGCGCTGAAGCCGTCGGCGTTGGCCCAATGGCGGCGGTTGTCGTCGTCGGTTTTGGCCGCGTCGTACCGGGCCCGCAGCTCGCGGTAGCGGTCGTTGAGCTGGTCGAATTGTTCTTTGGGAACGCCGGCGGCGGGTTGGGGGGGACCGGCGGCGCGCCTTCGCCACTTGGACAGCCAGGCGAAAATTAGCAGGGTCCCCGGTATCCCGACCAGCCGGCGACCGAGCCGGGCGGGATGAGCTTAAACGTGCGCATGGATGGCACCCGGGCCGCGACCGCGTTTTGACCGGCGGCGAAGTTGGCGAGCGCGATCAGCGTCGCCGCGTCCGGCGCCGTCGCGCTGTTGCCGTCGACGGTGACCGATTTCGGCGCCAGCGCGGCCGCGAGGATTTGGTCGGGTGTCAGTGGCATGGGTTCACGCTAGCCGGGCCCGCGGTGCCGATACAAGCGCCCGCTTGTCAGCGCTGACGGGATGGTTATGCTGGTGCGCATGCCCGAACCCGCCGAGCGACGGGTCGCCGAGGCCGCCAAGCGAACGGCGGTTGTGTGGGCGCGACTGACCCGGGCCGAGGCCGCCCAGGTCGAGGCGCGGGCCCGCAAGCACGACCCGCCGACCGTCGCGAGCTGGTTACGCCACTTGATCGCCGAGGACCTCGGCGGGAAGAAACCGAAAGCCGACTAGGGTCCGGCGTCGACTACTGTCGGCCGAGTCCGGTCCTTAACCCCGTCCCAATGTGCGCGCCAACCGCTTTGGAGACGCGAGGCGGTAAGGCGCAATTCCTCGGTAAGTTGGTCATGCCCGGGCCAGCGTTCGGGGGAAGGGCGATCATCCCGCTCGTCGTAAAACCACGAAATGATTTCCGCGATGATTTCTGAGGGCGGGCCGGCGTCGAGCTTTCTGAGAAGTTGGCCGACTAGGAACCCGTCGAACTCGTCGTCGCGGATCGAAATGGACAGGTCGCCAAGTCGCGCCGAAACCTTAACCTTGCTCATGGTTTCCCCCTTCGCTAGCGCCGCTCCCCCTGTCGCCGGCGGGCCGCCTCGGCCGATCGCCGGCGCGCGTCCTGTTGCATTTCGCCGAGGGTCCGGCCCCGCGCCGGCGGCGCGTCCGGCGTCCCGTCGGCCGTCGCCGACCATTGCACGCCCAGGACCGAGGCCGCGACGGCCGCCCCGGTCAGACAGTCCCACAGGTGGTTATCCGGCTTGTGCGGGAGTTGCTCCCACTTGTCGAACGTGACGCCGCGCAGGGTGACCGGCGCCGCCGTCTCGGCCGTGCAGTGCTGCGCTAGTAGCTCATGCCGCGCCGCCGAGCTGCCGTAGAGCCAGACGCCCAGGGCCCCGCCGGCGGCCGCCGTCAACGATTGGTGAAGGAACGTCTTCCACGCGTCCGGGTCGAACTGTACGGCCCGCGTGCGGCCGTAGTCCCCGCTTGTCAATCGCCAGAAGTAGCCTTTCCGCTCGCCCGGCCGCGGTTTCCATTCACTCACGCCGCGCGACGTCGTCGACCGGGCGAACCCCTTCGACGGGAGGACCTGGCCGCCGCCCGGCCGCGCCGCCCGGCGTTGAACCCATTGGTAAACCGTCGCCGTCCAGCGCCCCGAATCGACTAGGGCCAGGTCGATCGACTGGTGGCCGCCGCCGACCAGCGCGTACGGCCGGTCGAGGACGGCCGCGGCCAGGCCCTCGAGCCCGGCGTAAACCCGTTGGTCCTCGGTCGTGATTTGCGGGTGACCGGCGAACATGCTCACCAGCGACGGCCGCGCGTCGTCGGCCGCGAACATGGTGCGATTCTGCGCCGGCCAGGTCCCGTAATCGACGACGGCGCCGCCGAACCGCTCGGACCACGCGACCACGGCGAACCAATGGCACAGTTGGCCGAGGTCGACGAACGCGGTAAGCCGGGTGTGATTGGGCGGGATGGTGCCGGCCTCGACGCCGTTGGTCCGGGCGGCGACCGCGTCGGCCGACAGCCGCTTGTGGGTCCCCACGGCGGCCAGGTCCTCCGGTTCGTTCTGCGCCTCGGCGAAAAACCCGCGCCGGTTGTCGACGTACAGATTCATGGCGCTTTGTAGGCCGGACAGCTCCGACGCTTTCTTCCGCTCCGGCCAGCTCACCACGCCGCCGCGATCCATCGCGGCCCGGTGGGCGAGGTAAAACGCGTTTCCCGCCCGGCCGCCGTCGCCTTCCCGTAACCCGGCCCGGCGGACCTCGGCGTATTCGTCCCACAGCGCCATATCGGCCGGGAACGCCTCGAGCATGCGCGTACGGACGGCCCGCCAGCCGGGATGTTTCTCCGGCGAGAGGAACCGGTCCGACAGGTCGCCCCGGTAGATGACGGTGCAAAGCATGGTGGCCGCGATTTCCACGTCGGGCCCGGCGAGCATCAAAACATCGTCGAGGACGATCGCCTCGCGCTGCGCCGTTTGCGTCGGACTGGCCGCACTCTCCCGCGTCTGCGCGTCGTTGACGATCACCATGTCCGGCCGGACCGGCTCGCCGTCCGGGCCGAGGATCGACGGCCCGCGAATCGCGCCGGTGATGCCGGCCACAAACACGCCGGACCCACTCGCGCGCTTGCCCTTGATCGTCGGCAGAATAACCGCTTCCTCGGTCCACTCCATCAGCGTCGGCGCGCCCCGGTAGGTTTGCATCCGGGCCCGCGTCGCGTTCCGCTCGAGCCGCGCAATGGGAAAGCACACTTCCGGGAAGTCGGCGGCGAGTAGTTCATTCCGCTCTAGTTCGTGCTTGATCTTTTTCAGACTGCGCCGGGCGTGCGCCTCGGTCGCACCAATGAGGCCGACGTAGCGGCGGTGGCCGTACAAGAGGGCGCGGAGGATCTCGACCTCGACCCAGGAGTCCTTGCCGGACCCGCGCGGCCAGGCCAGGACCGATCGGCCGCCGCGGTGGGTCGCGTCCTCGAGGACGCCGATTCCCGTCCGGTGGAACGTCGCCAGCGGCAGCGGGAACCGGTCGGGAAAGTAGGTGAGGCCGAACCGCTCGAGGTCGAGCCGACAGGCGCGCTTCCGCTTCGGGTCGACCACGCGCGGGAGCGCGCCAATGTCGCGGCCGGCGAGGGACCGCTCGCGCGAAATGTCTGCCTGGCGTTGCCGGTAGCGGTCGTAATCGCCGCGGCGGGTTGCTACGGGCATACCTAGATGATCCCCGCGGCGTGTAGGGCCTGGCGGACGATATGCCACTCGGGGAGTTTTTGCTTCCGTTCGGCCGCCTTGATCCGGTCCTTTTCCGCGCCGGTGACGCGCACGGTACAAGTTTCCGCTTCGTCCGGAATGAGGACCTCGAGCGGGCCGTTCAGCTCGGCGAGCGCGGCGACAATCTCGGCGGTCGGTACGAACATATTGCCGATTTGAATTCCGCCCCGGTCGCGGTCGGCGCGGGCCCGCCAGTTGCGCCGCGGTTCGTCCGTGCGCTTGCCGCGCCGCCGCGGCGCCGCCAGGTACAACCGCTGTTCCTCCGGCGTGCGGATTCGACCGTTGGCAAACACTTGTTGCACGGTCGCGAACGGAAGTTTCAAAATCGATTCGTGCCGGACCTTTCCGTCGATTAGCACGGCGACCGTCCCCTTTTCTTGCAACGTCTGTTGATCGGCCTTCGAAAGTGAGCCGACACAACTAGTGAGCCAGGGACGATCGGCGATCCACAGCGCGGTTTCCGCCGTCATCCGCCCGGCCGCGACCAGTCGCAGCGCCGGTAACAGACTGATTCGCAGTCCCGACAGGTCCTCGCCGCGCGATTCCAGCTCGGCGACTAGGAACGCCATCCGCTGAAGTAGCTCGGCCGTCTGCGCGATGAGCCCGGCCAGCTCGCGGCGAATGTCCTTTGAGGTCCGGTCCTTCATGGGGACCGCGTCGGGAATCTTGGCTACGGTAGACATGCGTTTGCCTCTCTTTGGTTGGCCCGCCGTCGCGCGTATGACGCCGCGGAACTCGCGCGCCTGCGCTCGAGGGCCTCGGGATTGGTTTTCACGCGTTCGTGGTAATAGGCCCGCGACCGGGCCCGCTGCGCCGCCCGGCGCCTTTCCACGTACCCGGGGTCGTTTTCAATCTGCCTTTGACGCCGCCGCTTTTCCCCCTGTCGATTCGCGGCCCGTCCGCATTCGGGCGAACAGAATTTAGCGGTCATCAGCCGCGCGACGATCGGCCGGCCGCATTGCCGGCAGGGTTTCACGCGCGTCGGCGCCGAGGCGAGCGACCCGATTTCCGCGACCCGCCGATCGCCCCGCCGGCGCGCTTGCCGCGCTAACTTGCGGGCCCGCCGCTCATCGTTCGCGGCGTACCATTCCCGGTCCTTTGCCCTCACGCGTTCGGCGTAGTCAACATCGGTCGCGAAGCGTTCCGCGCGGCGCGTTCGCTCGCGCTTGCGTGCTTCCGCGGATTTAGCTCGTTTCTTTCTCGGCCTGGCGGCCGTCTCCAATCGGGCGGCGAGCCGGGCCGCGCGCGCTTCCTCGCGGGCGGCGGCCTTCGCCTCGCGCCTCGCCTGCCATTCCGCTTCGCGCTCGGTTTGCTTTGCCGCCAACGTCTCTTCAGTTTCCCCGCGCGAACGTAGATGGCTCGCGCGCCTCGATTCCGCGCACTTTGCGGCGTATGCCGGATCGTTGGCGCGGTGATTCCTTTCCCAATCGAGCTTGCGGCGCGGGTCCTTGTACGGCATCGAACGACCCCAAAAAAACGCCCGGAAAACTAACAGAGTCTCCGATTCGGGC